TTGACGAGTACGGCATCCTTGAGTTTGACTATGACGTGTCAAAGCCGAATCAGATCATCTATGCCAACACTGGCTCGAATGTTGTTTACGACACAGCAACGGGAACGGTCACGTACACCGTCTCCGTAACGTGGACGACTTCGGCGCTGGTGTTGTCATGGTTGGGCATTGACGTGGCTACCGCTAACGACACAGCCTTTGTGGCTAAGTGTGTCAGCGCGTCTAACGCTTGGTGCTTCCGTAAACGCCGTGAGGCTGGCTACACAGACGCACAGGGCACAGTCCCCAGTGCTGATGTTGAACTCGGTGCCACCATGTATGCAGCAACCCTGTACCGCGAACGCGGAACCTCAGGTGACTCGTACGGAGGCTTTGACGGTATGGGCAACTTGCCTATGCCAGTAACGCTTCACCGCATCATGCAGCTGCTTGGCTGTGGCAGGGCACAGGTCGCCTAATGGCCGTGTCAGGCATCCTCTACGAAGCCGTAAACGCCTGCAAGACCCAACTCACCACGCTCGGTCTTGTGCCCATCACAGACCCTCGTAACGCTCGCCCCCTGTCGGTTCTGATTGAACTGCCAACGGTCACAGCGTTTACATACAACGTGGGAAACATTGACCTACGACTCCGCGTTCTTGCACCGCCACCGGGCAACCAAGACGCAGGCGACTACCTCATGACAATCGCCGACCAAATAATGAACTCACCAATCGCGGTCACGGATCTCCGTCCGGGCCTCGTATCCATTGGGGGGCAAGACCTGCCCTCTTATGACTTAACCGTTGCCGTAGCCGTACGGCGCAACTAACAAAGGAGCCCTCATGGCTACAACAACATTCCTTAGCAATGCCACGATTAACATCACGCAGGGCGTAACCACCACAGACCTTTCAGATCAGGCAAACGCCGTCTCCGTCATGATTGGCGTCGACTCGCTTGAGTCCACCGCTTTCGGCGACACGGGTCACCGTTTCACAGCTGGTCTTCAGAATGTCGAAGTGACAATGACTTTGTTCTTGTCCTACGGCGCTGCCGAAGTTGAAGCCATCCTCGCTTCATGCGTAGGCACTGGCTCCACAGTCTTGACCATCTCGCCATCAGGCACAACCGAGTCTGCAACAAACCCTGAGTACATCATCACGAACTGCATGCTCTCGGACTTCACCCCAATCAACTCAACCGTGGGCGAACTTGCCACCGTTGAGGTCACCTTTACAGGTGGCACTTGGGTGCGTGACGTAACCGCCCCCTAGTCCGTAAACAACACATAGAGGAGAACCTATGAAAATCACACTTAACGTAGAACAACAAGACGGGCAGACCTATCAGGTCACAACCAACTTGTATTCCATTGTGGCACTTGAGCGCAAGTTTAAGATCCGAGCATCTGACCTTGCCTCCGGTGTCGCCATGGAGCACCTAGCCTTCCTAGCGTTTGAAGGTGCCAAACAGAACAGCATCGTTGTGCCAGCAGTATTTGATGACTACATCAAGAAACTGGTGTCGGTCGAAGTTGTCAGCGAGGACACCGCAAACCCTACGGAAGAGGCTCTTACCTCCGAACCCTCTGCGAGTTAGCAGTGGAGACGGGGTTCTGGCCTCATCAGATCCCATTCGATACACAAGAGCTGCACACCATGTTGGATGTGCTCAAGCAGAGAGCAAAGGAGAGTAAACGTGGCCGCTGAATTTGGCATGGAAGTCGTTGGTCTCAAAGAGGCTCTCAAAGAACTGAATGAGATTGACAAGAAACTTCGCAGGCAAGTCACCAAGGACTTCAAAGAGATTATGCAGCCTGTAATTCAGGAGGCTTACTCTCGGATGCCTGTTGACCCTCCGTTGTCAGGCATGAAGTATTCGTGGAAGGGTCAGTCCGGCAAAGAAATTATGCACTGGCAGTCCATGATGGTTCGCAAGAATCTCAAAGCGTTTACATCAGGCAAGAAAATCCGCGATACTGGTCTCGGGTTTAAACAGAACGTGGGCGTGTTCGGTATCCGTTGGGGTGGCAGTCAGGCAACCATTTTTGATATGTCTCGCAAAGGTGATCTGGCGCAGCAGTTGAATCGTAGGTTTGGTGAGCCTTCTCGAGTCCTTTACCGTGCATACGAAGTTAAGCAAGCCGAAGTGGAAGGCCAGTTGAAAGACTTGGTCTCAAGCGTTATGCGTCAAGTCGGACGCGGTGGGAACATATAGCCATGTCTGTCGTACTAAACATTTTTAGCGAGTTTGACTCTTCGGGTGTCAAAAAAGCCCAGAAAGAGTTTGCTCAACTGGACGGTGCAGCTGCTAAAACCAAGTTCGCATTTAAGAAGGCCCTCGTGCCTGCTACCGCTGCTGTCGGTGCTTTGGGTGCTGCATTGTTTGATGCTACTAAGGGCGCTATGGAAGACGCTGCTGCACAAGACCTTCTCGCCAATAACTTGCGCCGTACTACGGGTGCGACTGATGCACAGATTGCAGCAAACGAGGACTGGATCAGTACACAGGGTCGTCTTCTTGGTGTAACTGATGACGAGTTGCGTCCTGTTCTTGCGAAGTTGGCTAAAGCCACTGGTGATGTGACTTTGGCGCAGCAATACGCAAATCAGGCTATGGATATTGCTACGAGCACTTCTAAGCCGCTGGCGACCGTCACAGACGCAATAACTAAGGCTATGGGGGGCAACCTCACTGCCCTTGCCAAATTGGCTCCCGAGTACCGCACCCTTATCAAGGACGGCGCTGACTTCGAAACTGTCATGAGCCTCATCGCAGACACCACTGGCGGTGCTGCATCACAGGCTGCAAACACGGCACAAGGACAATTTAAGCGTCTGCAAGTTTCTCTTGCTGAAACTAAAGAGTCCATCGGCGCTGCTCTGCTCCCAGCCGTTAACGCGCTACTGCCGAAATTAACCGCCCTTGGTGCGTGGGCTTCGGCTAACCCTGAAGTGTTTTCCAAGGTTGCTCTTGCGATTGGTGGCGTGGCTACCGCCGTGATTGCTGTAAACGCCGCGCTCGCTATTAACCCATATGTGCTCGCTGCAGCTGGTGTTGTTGTTCTCGCTGTTGCTTTTGACAGGCTTGCAACTTCTCTTGAAAAGGTAAACAAGTTTGGTGGTGCTTTGTTCCGTTCTTTAGGGAACTTCACTGGCATCGGTGGACTTGCAAACGCTGGCAATCTTTTCCGCAACTTGTACAACAAGAACAAGGCAAAGGGCGGTGGTTCTCCGTTTGATGTCCTTGATTCGATTCCCGGTCTCGCTGAGGGTGGCATTGTCACTTCACCTACGCTGGCGCTTATCGGTGAGGGTGGTGGCCCTGAGGCTGTTGTGCCTTTGTCTCGTGCTGGCGAGTTCGGCATGGGTGGCGGTAACAACGTCACCATCAACGTCAACGGCGGAGACCCCAACGCTGTCGTGGACGCGCTTCGTACCTATATGTTCCGCAACGGTTCCGTCCCCATCACGGTGTCCTGATGCCTCGTTACGAATGGTCTGCAATTTATGATCCAGCAGGGTCTGCTAATGCCCTGTCCAACATTCAGAATGTGACGATTCAAAAGGGTCGAGTCCAAATTACTGATCCGTTTAAGGCTGGCACGGCGACTATCTCAGGGCGTGACGTTTCAACACTTCCAACCATTGAGATTGGTGGCGAGATTTCTATCAAAGTTGACGAGTCCGCTTATGTGTCGCCCGTAGAAATGTTTTATGGCGTGGTAGCCGATGTGCAGATTGTTTACGGCGTAGTCGCTGCGATGGACACATGGACTATTTACTGTGAAGATTCTCTTGCTACCGCCGGGCGAAGTTTGACCACAAGCTCGTTTAGTTGGTCGGCTGGCATCAGCCCTTACACGGCAGGCTCTCAGGTGATGACTAACGCGTTTAGCGGTGCTGTGACCCTTGCTGGCGGTTCGTTTACAACTTCTACGGTGTCAGCCCAGTCACGGCCTAGTACGAACGTCTTGCAGCTGCTGAACGAGTTGGCTGCTACCGAACAGGGCTACCTATCGTCTCAACAGCCCAACAGCATCAAGTGGCTCAACCGTTCCGAATATGCCACTAATGCTTCGTTGGGTGATTTCACTGATGGCACGATTGCCACAACCAACACGATCGCCAAGTTTAACGATGTCACTTTCAGGTCACAGGCTGACTCGTTCTTTGACAGGGTTGTGGTTGAGCCTGATGGCTTAGCTGCACAGTCGAGCGGTACTGGTAGTCGTGTTTACACGGTGAAAACTTACGACCAAACGACGACACAGGCTAAGAGTCTTGCTGACTATTTGTTGGCTACTTTGCAGGTTCAGCAGTCTGTGCCTTCGACTATTTCGGCGTTGTCTGAGTCCCAAACGACAAATCTTGTGGTGACGTGTTTTCAGCGTACGGCGCAGGGTAATCGTGTGCGTCTGCTTTTGCGTGGCGTGGCGTACGACTTGTTCCTTGAGGGTGCAGCGATTACTGCTACTCCTGATCAGACTCGGTTTACTTTTAATGTGGTGTCTGCGTCTGCGTTTAATTTCTTTATTCTTAATAACGCTGTTTTCGGCGTGTTAAATACGAGCAAGTTAGGATTCTAATTATGTCTTATCCATCTTTTTCTGCTGGCGAGGTGTTGAACGCTTCGGATATGAACGCTGTCGGTTTGTGGCTTGTTAAGTCACAGACCATTGGCACAGGGGTTTCCAGCGTTTCGGTGACAGGGGCGTTCTCGGCTGATTACGACAACTACAAAATCATGATTTCTGGTGGAGTTGCTTCAACCAATACCACCGAAATAGGCCTTCAAATGGGCACTAACACTGTCAATTATTTCAACAGTTTAATTTATTTTGACTGGAACGCCTCAGGCACTGCTAATGCTTATGCGGCAGCATTCAACACGATGAAATACATGGGCGGTGGCGACACTTCAAACCTTTACCTCAACGTTGATGTGCAAAGTCCATTTCTTACAAAACGCACGCTTGCCTCTTCCTTATCAGGGGTTGATAATAATCGTGGAGGTTGGTCACAATGCCTTCTTAAAGACAACAACTCATACAGCAGTTTTACCGTTGTTGCGACTAGTGGAACTTTGACAGGTGGGACAATCTCGGTTTATGGATACAAAAAGTAGGACAAAATGACACGACCATTAATCCAAATTGACGATGAAGTTCGCGAGATGACAGAAGAGGAGTACGCCCAGTATGAAGAGGCTATTGCTATCCCTGACAATGTGTCTTTGCCTGAGTAGTTGCGCTGACCGTGTACGCGAAAACTGCGAAACCACAAAAGCCAACGGCCTACTAGAAAGACGCTGCCCATGAAACCCGAAAACCGCCTCACCAACGAAGAAATCAAAGCCCGACTAATCCTCATCGTAGGAATCGCGCTCTCGTTCTCATTCGTCATGGCAATCGTGTCCCTGATCTACGGCTTGCTATTCGTGGTACAGCCCCTCGACCAGAGCCCCAATGACGCTGAAGCGTGGGGTGTGTTGTCACCGATGCTGATGACCCTCGCCGGTGGCTTGATTGGCCTTTTAGCAGGCAACGGCCTGAAGGACAAGCCAAAGGATCCGCCAAGTGCCTAGGAAATACCCCTTCTACCCAGCGTGGGACGGCAAATCCACAGACCCCGTCACCAAGAAGTTCTACGACCTCTGCAAACGCCGTTGGGCATTCACCAACCTAGGCATGTACGCCAACCGCCCCATGCGAGGCTCCAAGAACCTCTCCGTGCATGCGACAGGCTTCGCTGTTGACATGGGCTACCCAGCGACCCGTGCAGGCCGTGCCACCGCCCGTGAAGCATGGGACTGGCTCATTGAGCACAGCGAAGAGCTGCGCATCTGTGAGATTCACGACTACTCGTTCGGTGACTGGGGACGTGGCTACCGCTGTTCCCGTGGCGAAGGCGTCAAAGGCGTCAAAGTGTTTACAGCGACCGACAACGCAGGCACACCCGGCGGCGCGTGGCTTCATGTTGAGGTGTCTAATGATTGGGAATCGGCTGAGGCTTTTGAGGCTGCATGGCGCGCCTTGCCTAAGCCTGTAAAGACTCCCTAGGGGCTTGGTCTCTCCTAGGGGCTAGGAGGGTTGGGTGTGTTGTTTCTCCCCCACTCCAGCCCTCCGCTTTCGTAATGCTTGACTTGTGTAAACACAGCAGGCAGAATGTTTACACGGGCGACCAAGCGCCCCCAAACAAAG